GCCAGAGATTCAGTGGCAGCAAAAACTAATCCTTATCTTGATGATGAGGAATTAATAGAAAACAAATACTACCAATTTAAAGGAGCAGAGTAATGCGTGAGTCATTTGTAGAAGCACTTAAGCGTAAGTATGAGGCAGAGATAGCTTCAGCTAAAGCAACAGCTGAAGTGTATTTAGAGAGACCAGTTGCTATTGGAGAACATCCACAGTTTTTAGAAGAGTTAGATAAAGTATTAAATCAAATATCTACTGCTGAAGAAAACTTAAAAACATTGTCTAAGTATTTTGATACTACAAGAGACGATGATATACCATTTTAATAGGAGGACAAATGGATAAAGACATACAACCAAAACAATATCTTATAGATTCTGAAAAATTAAAAGACATTATGAGATATTTAATGACTAGACCATATGCAGAAGTTGTTACTATTATGAACACTTTAGCATCACTAATACCTTTTGACCCTAAAGGAGTGGAGAAAGATAATGGAAAAAAATAATTTAGATAAATATACTGGTATATTATTTGAGTTAAAAATAGGGTTAAATAAAGATAATGCTATTGTAATTGACTATGGCGGTAAACCTGTAGGTAAAGTTAGAGAGGCTCTAAAAGGTTATCCTTATCATGGTAATCTATGTGCTGCTGTAATCAATCATGCTAATGCTGTTGGGAGAAAGTTACAAGATGATATCAAACAACTTATACAAAAAGTTTAGAAAAATGTTTTGGCACAATAGAATTATAGATTTTGTTGAGAGATGTACTTCAAGATTTAATAGTTATCTCTGGACAAAAAGATGGGGTGATAGATCATTGTATCAATCAGACCAAAAAAAAAGACACCTAGAGTAAAACTCTAAGTGTCTTGTGTTGCCTGTGTGGGGGAGTCTTTATGGCTCCCCTTTTTTATTGTAAGTAATCCATTTGCTGATTCATAGGTTTTCTTTTAGGAATCAACATATTTTCTGTTTCTATTATTGGTTTAATTCTATCTGTATATACTGATGTAAGTAAGTTTGTATAATTAGGATTCTGTGCATAGGGACTATCACCCATATTTTTAAACATATTTTCTACTGTATCCATAGATTCTACAACATTTTTATATCTATCATCATTTGCTATTAGTTGTAAAAATGCTCTGATGCTAGCTTTACTATCATCAAAACTTCTAAGTTTAGCACCACCTGTAGTCTCTAAAAATTTTTGGTCACCTGTTGCATGCATACCAAAATAATTATTAGCATTTTTTGCAGTAGGTGCATCTTTAAATTGAAAATTACCAGTTTCTGTAGCAGCAACTGTAGCTATAAAAGAACTAGGAATTTTACTTTCAACAGATTCTTCAGGATATTCTTTCCTGACTTCCTCTATTGCTTTCATAAAATCTTTTGTGTTTTTTATTTCAGCCATAGTTATTGTACATATAATTAAACTAGCAATTCCAAGCCCTAAGAGCTTTATTAATTCTAGAATTTGGATCATTAGCAGTTTTAGCAGAAGTTAGTTTCTTTTTCATACCCTTCATTCTAGCACAAAAGCTGGCTCTTCTTTTATTTCCAACTTTTTTACTAGGGGCTTTAAGATTGCCTCCAGTTGCTCTGTTGTATGATGCACGTCCTTTTGCATTCAAACCACCAGAGGGGTTCTTGCCTTCTTTTCTTTGCCAAGCTGGTGTCTTAGCCATTATGCTTTCTTCTTGTTAGTTTTTTTTCTAGATCTTAACATAGCAAAATCTTCACCTGTTAATTTACCATCTTTATTAGCATCTAGTTTTTTTCTTTTTCCTAAAACTTTTTTGCCATTTTTTTTAGGTTTCATCATATATCCTGGCATTAGCTATACCTCCTGTATTTAGCTGTTTTTTTTGCAATCCCTTTCGGTTGTTTCACAAACTGTTTTCCCTTCTTTGTTCCTTGGCGTTTTGCTCTTGTCGTTGCCGCATACTCCGCAGATGACATTGCTTTGATAGCCTTCTCTGGTAAATATCTTTCCCCAGTCTCCGAAGACTTCTTCCCAGACTTGGTTCTCCATTTCTGTTTTCCCCATGCTTTTAAACTCCTTTGACTTTTTGCAAGTGCCATTATGCTTTTCTCCCTTTTCTTATAGATTCTTTTCCTTTTTTAAATATAGATGCCACCTGTGTTTTACCCATAACCTTTGCTCTTTGTTCACCAACAGTTAATATCTGTATCTTTCTTGCAAATGGTTTAGATATCTTTTTAACTTTTGCAACAGTCTTACGAGCATCAGCAGGAGTCGCAAACTTAATACCAACAGTATCTTTAGGATTCTCATCAGTATAAAGCCTCCTACCAGATCCTTTAGGTTTTTTACCTGTACCTACTTTAGGATCTCTTTTTTTTGCCATTAC